TAATGAATGTCTATTTAGGTTTTTGTAGTCCTGACGAGTCTGAACAAGCAAATAAGAAAAGACTCGGCAAATACAGCATTTATAATAGTGAATGTTTTAAAAACATTACAGCAATTAATCCGTTATTAAGTAATACAGATAGTATTGCAAAACAATATAATAAATTAATACAAACCTATAGTTCTCAGGATTGTATATTAGTTTTAGCTCATGATGATGTTCTTATTACAGATAAGAACTGGATTAATAAATTAAAAATTGCTTTAGACAAATATGATGTTGCTGGGTTAGCAGGTGGTAAAGACCCTGCTATTGCTAAGCCTTGTTTGTGGCATTTAATGTGTCCAACCACTAAACACAGCGGCACAGTAGGTCACCATATGGATAATAATACATTTAAAACCCATTTTGGACCAACAGGTAGAGTGTTACTTTTAGATGGTTTATTTTTAGCATTTAACCCTAAAAAGATATACGAAGCAGGGGTTAAGTTCGATGAAACATGTCCTGCTAAATTTCATTTCTATGATATCGATTTTAGTTTAACATGTAATAAAGCCAAACTAAAATTAGGTACCATTAATATTGATGTTATACATGCATCTCCTGGGTTAAGATCCTATACAAAAGAATGGCTTGACGGGCAAGAATGGTTTTTAAATAAATTTAACCGTGGAGAATATTAATTTTTATACTAAAATACATTTATGATTATCACAGACCAAAAAAAATATGATGGAGATTTTATTCACAAGCGTTTTGCTTATAAGTACTTTCGTGATCGTACTTTACCTATTGGTAATATCGTTAGCTTTGTAGCACCTGTAGAAGTCACTATTAACCTTATTGACTTAGAAGATTCTCTTGAGAAGGATTATATTTATAGTGATTCAATGGTTAACTTTTGCTGGGAAATACCTAATTTAGATCCGTTTGGTGCTGTATGTTTTCAGCGTTTATTTAATACATCAATCGCCAATATACTTCACAAAACTATTAATAAAGCTATTGAGATGAAAGGTGATGATATTATGGTTTATGATAACTTTACTCAAGGCGGTGTTAATCAGCAAAAAGGTAAAGCTTCAGTTAGTATTACATATTCTAAAGATAATGTAGCTATTGGTCATACTGGGGTAAATGTAGTAGCTGGTAAACAAGCTCCTGCTTTTGCATATAGCACTAATTTAACTCCAGAACAAACAGTTAAGTTTCAAAACGACGTTATTGATACCTTTTATGCTATGGTAGATAATATTTTCGTAGCTACTACTAAGATTACTCTTTAATGTTCGAATATATTAACAAAATCCTTTATAAAACTAAAGGATCTGCAGATAATGTTGAGCAGAGTGAAGAGTTTCAACCATTTTTAGTACAAAGATGGTGCTCGATGTATTCTCCTCAAATATCTGATATTGTTAATCAAACAAGCAATAGAGTGTGGACAGTTTTAGATAAAGAAATGTGGTTTAAGTATCTTAATGGTATTTTACCTGCTTGTAAGTTTAAACGTATTAGTTACATAAAGAAAAAGAAAGATACAGAAACTAAAGCTGCTAATAAACAAAGTGTTACTAAACTTGCAAACTACCTTGAAATTTCATCAAGAGAGGTAAATTTATACATAGAACAATTTAACTTACAATTACCAAATGAAAAAAAGCATACAACATAAACTTGAAAGAGATTTAAAGTCTAGCGGCTTATCTGTAGCAGATCAAAAGAAAGCACTTCAAGCTAATGAACTAATTGAAACTGATAATACTAAAGGAATGGTTAGACTTGAGGAGTATGCAAATAGTGACATGAACCTTAAGAACTGGCAACTTACTGCAGTATTAGATGATATTCTTTTCTGTCAATTTGCTGATACAAACGAAGATGGTACTATGATTCGTAGAGGTGATATCTGGATACCTATGAATGCGGTTCAACAAGCTTGGCGTGTTGCTAAGGTTATTCTAGCTGGACCTCGTGCAAAAGTAAAACCTGGTCAGCATGTTATATTTCCAAGTGTATTCGGTTTAAAAGCTAGTAACGTTAACAATATGAGGAATATTGTTTTTCTTAATGAAGACCGAATTTTTGGTGTAGCAGAACCGCAACAATAGTAAGTATAGGGGATGAGAGTATCCCAAGGAGCATTAGCTACTTTACTATCTAAAAACGCCGTAGAACTTAAGTTCGTACGGCGTCGTCCTATGCCAGGTGATAGGCCTACTCGTCGTATGTTAGCAACTAACGATTTATTATTGTTAAACAGCTCTGCAGGTAGAACAGCATTAAACTTCAGACCAGCATCCGGCAATCTTAAGTTTAATCCAGAAGCAAAAGGATTAATAGTTACGTGGGATATCTTTATGCAAGATTATAGGCTAGTTCCTTCAGAATCAGTCGAGGTGGTTGCAGTAATACCTACTACACCACCAGAACAGTTCTGGCAATACTTCAGCACATCTCTAAGTAAAATGTCTACGACAGAAAAGATGCGGTTTATGGACAAATAAAATGACTTTTAACTTAGACAACACTTTAAAACACTACTTTCAAAAAAACGTACAACTCACATTAAAAAACAAACCTTATAAAAAAGGCAAGTTAATTAATTACAGGTTATCCGGTTGTTATGTATGTATTATTCTTTTAACAGAAAAAAAGAAAGAGACATTTGAAATACCTTTTCCTTATACTATAAAAGTAGTAAATGACAAGCTAATTTTTGACTATACTTTAGAGGCTTTAGCTGAACAAGATTACGAACTATTAATTAATTTAAGATCTACATCTCAAGTTAAAAAGTGTAAATTTTATAATACAGTGCTTGCAATTATACCGTTGAACTAATCAGATAAGGTTCTACAATGAGTTAATGATTCTCAAAAAACCGTTATTAGAGTATTTTCCTGAAGGGTTTACACCTCGACCACATCAAATAAAAGGTTTTAATGCTATAGATGCAGCCTTAAGAGAAGGTAAAAAGTTTATTATAATAGAAGCCCCTACCGGTTCTGGCAAATCATTTATTAGTAAAACTCTAGCTAATATTACAAACGACTGTGATTCAGAGTTTAAAAATTTGGTGTTTAATTACTATGCTTACGATGAAGACTATGTTGATAGAATGGCTCTTTTTCCACCGCATGGTTTAGCTGCATTAACTACTACTAAGGTTTTACAAAACCAATATAAAGGGCTATTTAATGAGGCTACCGTATTTAAAGGTAAGTCTAATTATCAATGTGATGTAGAAGAAACTCTTACTTGTAACATAGCACCTTGCGTTATTACACAAAAGCTAAAGAAAGAGTGTTGGGAAGAGCATCGTTGTCCTTATTATGAAGCCCGTAATAGTGCTATTATTGATAGGTTTGCAGTACTTAACTACTCTTCCTTTTTTAATTTACCTAAACATCTCAGACATAGACAGATTATAGTATGTGATGAAGCTTCTGAATTAGAAGGAGAAATAGTAAAGAAACACTCTACAAACATTGATTACACCTTATTAACTAAACTAGATATAAAATTCTCAAAGCTATTAACTGATAAACCCAGTGAAGCTAGAGCTTGGTTAGAAGATCTAACTGAAGCCTTAGAAGAAGCTATTAATTCTCGAGCCAATCGCTCTCGTTATGACAACAACAAGTCAGAGTTAAGAAACCAACAAATAAGAAAAGATATACTTGAGTCTATTATTACAACCAAAAATCATTGGGATGTAACTGAGTATATTATAGAAAAGGATGCAGCAAGAGCTAGTTTTACACCTCTTAAAGTAGATAAGCTTAGCGATTGTTTGTTTGATTATGCTGATACGGTCATATTAATGAGCGCCACTATAGTAAACAAAAACATCTTTGCTAAAACATTAGGTATTGAAGATTACACTTTTATAGAGTTTGAATCTACATTTGATCCTAAAAAAAGTAAGATTCGTATCGATAGGAGATACCCGCTAAGCAAAGCGACAATGGAAAAGAACTTACCGAAAGTATTAGAAACTGTAGCAAGTATTGTAGAAAGTTATAAAGGCAAAAAAGGTATTATACATACTCATACAAACGTTATAACAGCAGCATTACAAAAAGTACTTAAAGGTAAACGTTTTCTATTTAGAGAAGACGCAGAAGTTAATGATAAAATTGTTGCTGAACATATGTTAAGACCAGATGATACAGTTCTTGTTAGTCCTTCATTAACTATGGGACTAGACCTTAAAGGGGATTTAGGTACTTGGCAAATAGTAATGAAGTTGCCGTGGATGGATTTAGGTAACAAGAGAGTGCAAAGACTCTCTAAGGAAATGCCAGAATGGTATACAATGAAAATGCTTATCACTTTAATACAAGCCTGTGGTAGATGTACGCGTTGTGAAACCGATGTAAGCGATACATATATATTAGATGGTGGGGCTTGGAAAGCTGTAGTAGAAAATAAAGATATCTTACCAAAACACTTTTTAGATCGTCTAGTGTAAGTATACAAGTGCAGAACTACACATTCCATTCGGAAATAGAGGATTTACTAACGCAGTTTCTACAGGCGTTTGATGGAGCTATTGTAAAACGTTACGACAATCAAGGTAACGTTGGCAATAACATTGCAGTTCGTTATGTATATGCACCAAAACAGAGAGTTTTATTTGATTTAGTAGATAAAGCTCAACACGCCACTTTACCTGCTGTAGCATTTTCAATAGCTAGTGTGGAAAGAGACAATACAAGAGTTTTTAATAAACTGTTTGGTCAGTACTGGGTAGATAATACTACATCTCAGTACAATTCTGAAAGCTCTAACCAAATACTACAACCTGTACCAATTAACATCACGGTTAATGTTAGTATTTTAACTCGTTTTCAAACCGATATGGATCAAATTTTAAGTAATTTTGTTCCTTACAGCGATCCTTATTTTATTATTTCTTGGACAAGAGAAGGAATGCCTGGTTTAGAAATTAGAACAGAAGTACTCTGGAGCGGTACTAATAATTTAACGTACCCGGTTGAGCAACAAGATAGCCAACCAACCAGAATGATATGCGATACATCATTTATTATTAAAGGATGGTTGTTTAAAGCAGATGCTAACCCAGTTGGTAGAATATTTAAAATTGATTCTAATTTTTATGCTGTTTCAGGTGTGCCTACTTTACAGAATATACAGTATTTAACCAACCCACAATATACAGAATCATTTGTAATTTCTGCAGCCCCTCAAATACCTTATTCAAGTCGTTGGATAACGCCAATTAAACAAGCTCTTAATCTTGACTTATTTGGTAGTGAACTTCAATATACGAATTATGTTTACTTAAGCGGTAACAACGGTATGTTTGGTCCTACCACCACATTTAACCCGTTTGTCAGTTCAACCGGTATGTCTTCTTATCCTGCTCTAACAGGTGTGGTACCAGCTTTAAGTTATAATATAATAAGTGATAATAAACTACAGGTCAATTACCCTGCACCTTCTGCTACAGGGTTTTTCGATATAATTGTAGCTAATGATGCCGGTTATACGTTTTTAACAAAAAGCGCTTATAACACTAATCTATCAACACAATACCCTTACATTTCTGGGGTACAGGTAATTACCCCATAATATGTCTTTAATACTATCAGGTTTAGTTAATCATTTAGATGCA